AACTGCTGATTTGCACAAACGTATTTCTTGCACATTGAGTCACTATAGCTTATGGCTACATTGTTATAACTCTGGTGAACCAATTATGATTCTAGAGCATGATGCTTTTTTTACAAGAAAGTTTGATTATAAAGATATTAAAGATAGCTTTACTGGACATATTCTGGGACTATGCCACCCTGTAGGAGCTACAAGAAAGGCCAATGTATATCAAGATGCAGTAAGATCTTATCATAATGATCTTGAGAAAAAGCTAAAAGCGGCTTTACCATATAGCATACAATCAGCACCAACTATAGATAAAAATGTAGTACCACAAGGTATTGCAGGTAACTCTGCCTATATTATTAAGCCAGAAGGTGCAGCTAAGCTTATCGCACTTACAGCAGAACATGGACTATGGCCTAACGATGCTATTATGTGCAAACAGTTAATGCCTAGTAAATTGCAGATTGTATATCCCTACTATACTAAAGTACAGGGTCTTATTTCTACCACTTCACTATAACTATTGGATAGCTCTACATGAAAGCTTTTGTCATAACAATAATGGATAATCCTGAATCTGTAAGAGTAGCAGAAAGGTGTATTCGATCTGCTGCAAAGTATGGTATTGAGGTAGAAAAATTTCCTGCAATTACCCCAGCACAGGATCCTGTAAATATTGCTGCTGATAAAGGTATTCCAGTAGACAATTTCAAAGAGGTTTATTCTCGATTTGAAAACTGTGTGTCTGCATTTCTTTCTCACTTTACATTATGGGAAAAGTGTGTAGAAGATAATGAACAGTATATGATACTAGAGCACGATGCATACTTTATAGATCAGCCAAATGTTTTTATGCAGTTCGATCGCGCTATTAATCTCGGCCAACCAAGCTACGGCAAAGCCCAAAGACCTATGAAACTCGGGGTTAATCCTCTTACTTCTAAACCGTATTTTCCCGGTGCTCATGCTTATATGATTAAGCCTGTAGGAGCTAAAGCTTTTATACAACGAGCATTTATGGATGCCGGACCAACTGACATATTTTTACATAGAAAGCGTTTCCCTTGGCTGCAGGAGTACTACCCTTGGCCAGTACAGTCACGAGATACATTTACAACTATTCAAAAAGTTGACGGCTGTTTTGCAAAACATGGATTTAATAATGACTACAAAATCATCTAAACTATTCATAACAGGTTGTGATGCATCTACTGAATGGATGCTACCTTGGTTTGTAGACACCTATCGCAAGCACAACGATACTCCACTGATGATTATGGACTTTGGTATGAAGACGAGCTTGTACGCGGATATACGCAAGAGCGTCCGCGGACATGAACAAGGCTGGTTTAAAAAACCTAAGGCTATGAGAATTGCTTCTGAATTCGCAGAACAAGTATGCTGGCTAGACACTGACTGTGAAGTACTTGGTGATCTATCTGGTATTTTTAATCATGTCCAGCAACAAAAACTTTCGATGGTCATAGATAAACCATGGACCTCTCGACGTGGTGGTACATGGCACAATTCTGGTGTAGTTGCATACAAAGGAACACCATCTATCCTAATGGATTGGGAAATGTCCTGTGCAACGGCTCCAATGCAAGGTGATCAAGAAGTCTTACATATGATGATGAATTCACCACTAAAACGTATGCAGTTTATTGAAGATGTGCCTAATCGCTATAATGTGCTTCGTTTACAGCATATAGATAAGACGTTGCCAAAAGATCCATTGGTGTATCACTGGACAGGCAGAGCAGGCAAGGAACATATTAGGAAATTGATGAATGGGTAGAGTAGTTCACGTAATCGGCAATGGCGACAACGCACCGATGTATAATCAGAATAGTAAAGGTACTAAGATCACTTGTAATCTTCCGCCTTTTGCTGTTCACGGCACGTATGGTAGTTGCATAGTTGATTTTAAAATGATGAGAGCTATGCATGAAGGAAGTGTTCAAGTGCCTGGTGATTGGATTCTTGGATTCAGACCCAGTAAATATCTTGAGACCAACCCTGATTTAAGAATTCGATGGATGAATCAGGTACGTGATACATACTTAGTAAAGCCAGAATATGCAAAAAGCTACACCGATTTTAATTGCGGACATATGGCTGTTCACTATTCTGCAAACAAACTAAAGGCTGAAGAGATTCATTTATATGGTTTTGATTCTTTATTCGATTTTAATTTGCGCAGCTGTACTGACTTTTATCTTACATCTGATAGAGGTGATACCAATAATATGAGATTGTCGGATAACTGGAGACCTATCTGGCAAAATATGTTTAAAGAGTTTTCTGATACCCAGTTTGTATTACATCATAAGCATAAGAACATAAAATTTAAAATACCTGATAATGTTGAAATAGTTACAACATAGGGGTTTACATACCATGACATTTTGTGTATAATATTAAAGTAATTAATAGGACGGGGATGAATACTACTATGGTAAAGCTAAATGATAAGATTATTAAGAAGCGCATGGACGAACTTCAACGCTGTATGGAACAAAATGCACATTTAGCAGAAGCACTATATGTAATGGATCTATATCATTCTGTACGTAAGTGTTGGTCAGTTTTAAGTGAAGAAGATCGTGACTATCTCCAAGCTGTTGACTATGCCATCTCAGAAAGGATTGAATGGAAGTTACCATGATGAAAAAGATTCTGTTAACTACTGTATTGGCTACACTGGGTACATCTGTTTATGCTGATGAAACGGTGAATGCTCGGGTTAAAGATCATTATACAACTGTATATGAGTCAGTTCCGGTGTCAAAACGCTATTGTGAGAATGTAGAAGTTCCAGTATATGGAAATAGACATACTCAAGGTAATGCTGCAGGAGGAGCTATTCTTGGAATGATCATTGGCGGTCTTGCTGGTAAAGCTGTCACTGGTAAAGACAATGGTGCAGCAGCAGGTGCTATTATGGGTGGAGTAATCGGTGCCGACAGAGCCGCCAAACCCAAGAATGAAATTGTTGTTACTGGTTATCGTACAGAGCGCCAATGCAATGATGTTACTGAATACGTAAATAAACAAAAAAAAGTTTATGATTATTCAACTTTAGGGTTTACATTGGACGGCAAACGGTATAGAATAGAATTTATCAAATAGGAGAAACTAGTGCGGGTGTAGCCCAAAGGTAGGAGGCACCAGACTTAAAATCTGTACAGTGTGGGTTCGAATCCCACCACCCGTACCAATAAATCCTTTCCGGTTCGAGTCCGGATGGGAGTACCATATAAAAAAAATATGGAAGTGAGACTTGGTAGTCAGAGGAGTCTTATAAGCTCTTTGCGCCAGATTAGCGCCTTTGAGGTGGTTCGAATCCACCCACTTCTACCAAATAAAAATGAAAAAAATTCGTTTTAGGGTTTAAAACCGATTTAAAACGTATATATACTACTAACAATAGGAATCAATCCAAAATATGTCCATTCACTTTACATATCCACTCCAGTCAACGGCCGCAGTCTCATGCGATCGCAGATCTATGGGTAATGGCAAATGGCAGATTAATAACATTGAGGGTTTTGGAAACGGATAGTAACAATTAAATAGTTACAAGTTTTTTAAAACCCTCCAAGTGAAAACTTCGGAGGGTTTTTTATTATGGTGTCACTGATGGTTCAGACGGTTCTCTCATAAGGAACTATGGAAGATTCAATTTCTTCTGACACTACCAAGAAAAAAATTTAAATTAGGTGTTTACAACCCGATTTGAATAATGTAAGATACTAATATGAGGACGAAGAGATCATATCAATCTCCTCAAAGTGGAAATGCGGAACGAGACTGCGGTAACCCCACTATAAACAAATACCGAATGGGCGTACTGGAGGATGGAAGCGTAAGCTGAAAAATCCCAGATAATATTATTCTATTTTCACATGTACACAAACCAGTTGTAGCTACCTGGTAGTGGACTATATGTATCGAGATACGAAAACACGTTCGATTCGTGGTGTACAGTTGTAAATAGAATATGGGAAGGTAAAGTCGGGGGTTCCGACACGCGGACTGTAAATCCGTTCTTTAACCGGGAGAGGTTCGAGTCCTCACCTTCCCACCAACAACGTTCCTGTAGCTCAGCGGTCAGAGCTGCCCGCTCATAACGGGTAGGTCGTAGGTTCAAATCCTACCGGGAACACCAAATTTTATGTGGCGCAGGGTAATACCCGTAAGGCGTTATATTGTAGGTATAGTGTAATGGTAACACGGCGGCTTCCAATCCCGCAAATCTGGGTTCGATTCCTAGTACCCTCGCCAACAAATGGTCCTGAGTTCGAATCTCAGGGGATTCACCATTATTTTGATGATACACTAGAAGTTCCTGTGGCGACCAAGCGATTGGGGGAAGATAGGAACGTAAAGAGCGAAATTACTGGCCTTAGCGTGTCAACACCTCAGTAGCTAGTGTATCTTCTAAGTAATAGAATAGGTGGCTGTAAGGGGTCAGCGATGACACTAAAGAAAGCGAAACGAAAGTTGAGTGTTAAATTTTGTAGGAAGCTTCAAAAGATGCCTGCACAGAAACGATTAGATGAGATATTGAAAGGCACTCATAAACGAAATAAAAAGCCTAGGTAGCTCAGTTGGTAGAGCAGTTGGTTGAAGCCCAGCGTGTCGGCGGTTCGATTCCGTCCCTAGGCACCAAATTAAAGGTTTACAATTGTTTTCACTTAGTATAGAATAACACTATCAACAATGGAGAATACAATATGACACTTTCTTTTAATCCACTTGACCCATACGTAAAAATGGTAATGGAAGTTTCTGATGAAACTCTTGTTCGTTTCTTTGACTCCATGGGTATCGACATCAAGATTAATGTTGAAGACGAAGATGAAGGTATTCTATACGATTGTGAGGCATAATGGTTAAGGTTCTTATATACGGCTCAAAAGAGCTTTATGACGATTCGTCTTATGAAGGACGAGCCGAAGCTGATATTGTTCTTTATAGAGATAAAGATGATACTTATCACGCGAGAAAGAACCGTACCGGTCGCTATATTGGAAAATATTTATATGGTGGTATGCTTGAACACGTTCTTAACCGGATTGAAAATGATGAATGGGAAGCCGATATGAAATCATATAAGCTTCAGCAGAAATATAAAGACCATCATTTAATCGAATTGAGTAAAAATGGCTGATAGAAAATACTTGGTGTTTCTAGACATTGATGGCGTATTTACTTCGTCTCGTGTACATTATGCACACAACGCAGTTTATGAAATGTGGCACAGGTTTGACCCTGTTGCAGTTGACTTTATGAACAAAATCCATGATCGTTATCCAGTTCAATTTGTTTTGATCTCGACTTGGAAGAATTATCTTCGTAATGACGATAATCAAATCGAACATTGGATCCGTGCAGCATTTGCCAATTCTGGTTTTAGAGGTGATTTTCCAACAATGTGGAAAACCGATCCAGAAGAAACTTGGATTAATAAAGGTCACGGATACAATCGTGCCCACGAAATTATAGACTATCTGGCAGATTACGCAACAGATGTTAAAGACTACATTATCTTTGATGATAATGATTATGAGTTTAAAAATGTGTTGGGTAAAAGCAGATTGGTTAGAACAGATGCAGAAGAAGGCTTACTGTTCAAACATATGAAAAATGCTCAAAGTCTTATGGGACAATGGCACGAAAAATAATGCCTGAGTAGCTGATGTGGTCTTAGCGGCGAGTTGAAGCGCTTCAACTTGGAGATGTCCGTTCGATCCGGACCTCAGGCACCATATAAAGTGAAGCTTATGCAGAATGATATCAAACTAATCGCTAAAAAGCTAAAAGAAGCACGAAAGCTTCCTGAAAACAGTACAACCGAGTACAATCATAAGCAAGTGATACTCAATCATTGGAAGCTTGAGAGATACACGCTCAAGAAAGCGATTGAACAAGATATCAGAACTCGTAATTATTTTGAAAATAATGGTTTACATTTACACAGAATCAGTATATTCTAATAATGTAAGTAACGAAAGGAACTAAAATGAAAACTGCTACTGTAATTGCACTTATTTTCACTGTCCTGACTTGGGTCTTTCTCTGGCCTCTCGCAATGATCTGGGCTATCAATACTCTGTTCGCTATGGGTATTGCCTACACATTCTGGAACTGGCTTGCCATGATCGTTCTGACTGCGTTCTTCGGTAGAGCTTATCTCAAGGTAAACAAGGACTAAAGAAAATGAAACCAAAACCAAAGGTGCCTAAGGAACGAAACGAAGCTGTTTTTCAATTGATTAAAAGAGCTGGTTCTGGTTCTGGTGTGCACGGTAAATCTCGAAAGGCAGAACGTAGAGCTGCTAAGATTTCTATACAGCAAAAATGGACCACTAGCTCAGTTGGTTAAAGCAGGGGACTCTTAATCCCAAGGTCGTGGGTTCGACTCCCACACGGCACACCAAGACGGTAGACGGCCCGGACGGTAAGGGGCGGGATTGCAAATCCCAGGCAGCGAAAGCTATGCGGTTCGACTCCGCAGTCTACCTCCAAATTTTTGTCTCATAGCTCAACGGTAGAGCAAACGGGCTGATAATCGTTAGATGGGAGTTCGATTCTCCCTGAGACAATCAATATAAAAAGAGAATGATATGTTTACTGAGAAACAAATTACAGATATGGTTGATCTATTAATTGACTGTAATGAAGATACAAAGGTTTATCTTGGTTGTGACTCAGTTCGCTATGTCAAGGGTGATAGGTTTTGGGGAAGATTTGCTACTGTTGCTATTGTTCATATGAACGGCAATAAAGGTTGTAAAATCTTTTCAAATGTGTCACATGAGCCTGATTATGATATGAAAGCAAATCGTCCTAAGATGCGGATGATGAAAGAAGTTCAAAAGGTCTGTGAATTGTATATACAGATTGGTGCTTTCATTGATGAGTTTGATATTGAAATCCATCTTGATATTAACACTGATCCAATGCACGGTTCAAACTGCGCTGCAAGTGAAGCGGGTGGTTATGTTCTAGGTATGACAGGTATTCAACCTAAGCTTAAGCCTGATAGTTGGGCAGCAAGCTTTGGTGCTGATGGTGTTGCTCATGGTAGAACAGAAAAAAGTGTGAATTAATTCATTTTAGGGGTTTACAAAGATACATAGATATGTTAATATACTTATATCAGATCAAATAGATCTACGCTCTTTTAAAATTTAAAACTTTCTCTTAGGTATAATCCGATAATAGAGATGAAAATAGAAACTCTGTTTTCACATGCTAATGAATTGGTAAGGTAATTCGGTTCGACTCCGACTAGGTCTTGGTGACTATGCGAAGGTTCAAATCCTTCTTAATACTTGGTGTAGCAAATAGGGATATCTCCCGCCGAGTAGGTTCGATTCCTACACATTAGCAGTTGAAAACAGAGCTTCAAAGATAGAGTCGGTATCAATAGTGTTGAGATACTAAACAATGGCTATTATCTACCGTATGGACTTCTAATAAATTTGACATGCGGTTACAACGAATTATTCCCAAGTAGCTCAGTAGGTAGAGCAACTGACTGTTAATCAGTGGGTCGGCGGTTCGAGCCCGTCCTTGGGAGCCAAATTAAGGTACTATCTTTGTAATCCGAAGATAGCTAAGTCGCCCTAGGGTCGAGTGGGTATGCCATAGGTAAGGGATAACAACGGCAGGCTCATTGCGTAGTACCGGTTGCCCTTACTAAAGAATTAAGGTGACAACTATGTGAGAGTAGTTCTGAGTGTGATTATCGTTAGGTTCAATGACTCAATTCTTAATTAGCAATCTCACTTGCGGATTGAGGAGCTATTGTTCGGCCTGGGATCGGTCTGTAAGTCCTGATGATTACATGCGGTTTATGTCACCTTAAACTATTAATGACTCCTTAGCTCAGTGGATAGAGCAAGTGCCTTCTAAGCACTAGGTCGAGGGTTCGAATCCTTCAGGGGTCGCCAACAATGGAAGCGTGTCCGAGTGGTTTAAGGAACTGGTCTTGAAAACCAGCGAGGGTGAAAGTCCTCCGTGGGTTCGAATCCCACCGCTTCCGCCATAATAGACTGGATATAATCACCCCCTTGTGAGGGTGACCCAAGGACTCAGTAACGAGATACAGCGAAGAGTTGTTGGTCAAGGGTGCAAACACCCCAGTCTATACTTATTCACTGTGTAAGAGGTCGACATCTTGCATAGAGAGAACACTGCATACCCCATGGAACCTCGGGGTACCGACGATGACAGTTGTCGTGCAGGGGTAAAAGTCCCAACTGGGGGTTCTGGGAATACTGTTTGAAGCGTCCTCTGAGCCGCTAACCGATTCCGGATAAGAGGTTAGCTAAGACGCGGATGACGACCTTAGTTAAAGCAGGTGAAACAAACTGGTCGTAAAACTGACTACAACCTGAGTAGAAATAAACGTTGTTAAACTGCTCTCGAAATTAAAATATGTCAATGCAGGTTTGCTAACAGTAACAGATATCACAGGCGTCATATCACTACTGCTGTGAGGTTCGATTCCTCAATTGATACCAATTAAAAGGAATTATGTTATGGAACCAATCTCAATCGCATTTATGTTTATCATCGCCGTGGCTATGGGCGAAGAAAATAAAGCACAGGCTGAATATATCGATGAACTTCATTATGAAATGCAACAACTTGAGTCTTGGAACTATCGTCTATCTGGTGGACTTGCCGACATTGCTGGTCGAGAGAATATGAATGATGCTTCTCAGCAAGCCCAGATTGATGCACTTGTTAGAAAAGTTCTTTCCGAATAAAGGTATCGCTGTGAAATACTTACTAATCTTTACATTGTTAGCTGGTTGTGCTAATATACAAGACAATACGACAGCCATAGATAAAGTAATAATCGCAACAACTTTTGCTCTTATAGCTAGCGGTGCCACTAGATTAATGCAATAATATTTTAAAGACTTGGAGACACACTTTTATGGGAATTACACCTAGTCCTAAATATAGTTTACCGACGCTGGATATAGCTCCGCTGAGAAATGTCTGCCTTGCTGACACCGGGATTAGGATGCATGATTCATTTATTGGTGACGTGATTAAGCTTGAATCTAAAGGTAAGTGGACTCATTCTAAGTGTTCCCACCGTGAGTACAAAGAAAACAAGGGATACCGAGATCCGAACGGCATCGAGAAGATAGATTTAGATCACAGAGTAATTGTAAGGCAGCTTAAATCTACTATTAAACAGGAAACTCAATTAGGCATGTATGGCAACATACATGACAATAGCGATAAGGTATCCGTTGCCATACGAGAAGCATTGGGTTCAAAAGCCCAATATTTTTCGAATATGATGATGCTAAAATTTAACTCGGATCAGGGGCTTATTCCTCACAAAGACGGCGTAGGCGTTGCCAGATTGTATATCCCAATTTATCCTTTTGGAGAAGATTATAGCCGCTTAGAGTTTTATTGGGAAAATCAGATCTATTACCTTTATAATTATATCTCACCACCGCCAATTTATTTGTTTAGTAGTAAAGTTATTCATAGCGTATTCAATCAGGGATATCCTACTAGATTAAATTTACAGGTCACTTGTGACTTACCATATGAAGAAGCAGTTGAGATGTTTAATGAGAGTTAAGTTTCTAGCGTTTAGCTATACGAAACCATATTCGTTTAATCCTATTGCATATTGGTTGCGTTCATTCTATAAGAAGAATGGAAAGCATTACGACAAATATGAATGGCTTCAAACTGAATACTTTTATGATGAAGCTGTTGTAGATAGAATCATAGATGAAGGGACGAATATTCTCTGTCTGTCAGTTTATATTTGGAACTTTGAAAGTATGATGAAAGTTGCAGAAGAAGCTAAAGCCAAAAATCCAGGTCTTATAATATATGTTGGTGGGCCAGAGTGTCATGCTCATACCGAAGATGGCTGGTTTGAAAAATACCCATTTGTAGATTTAGCAATATATGGTGATGGTGAAAAGGCGTTTGCTGATCTTCTTGACTGGGAAATTGAGTCACTTCCTTTTCTGTCTGATATTCCAAACATAGTTTACCCACAACATAAATCAAAACACCAAATTTTTAGATTTAGAGAATATAAAGAATACAGCCCATATTTAGATTTAAAAGAAGATTTTTTATTAGACTATAAATCATTTAAATCTAAAGTCGATAATGCCTTTGTATATCTGCCATATGAAAGAACAAGAGGGTGCATGTATTCGTGCGCGTTTTGTGATTGGCAAGGTGGACTTCATTATAAAGTGAATAGTCGTATCAATGACTATAAACCTGAAATTGATTTCTTTGTTGAAAATAAAATTAGATCTATGCATATTGATGCAAATGTTGGCATGTCTAAAGAAGATATCCCTCTTTATGAATATGTTTATGATAAAATGCAAGAGAATGATTTAAACTTTATTCCAACAGAACCAAGAAATATGGCAAAGTTGAATAAGGATAAAGTTGCTAAAATCTATGATATACTATGCAAAGCATCTCCGAATTACAATGTAAAGGTTTCTTTGCAATCCATTTATGATGATGTTCTTTCATATATTGATAGACCTGATGTTCCTTGGGATAAGCATAAGCAAATAATTATGAAAACAAAGTCAGATCATCCTGGCATTAAAGTTATTCCAGAACTTATTATGGGTTTGCCTGGTATGACATACGAAAGAATTAATGAAACTCATTTAGAGTTTACTGATATTCCTATGACTCACATTTATGCATATGAATGGATCCTTTTAAAGAAAGCTCCTGCGTATTCTAAAGAGTATAGAGATCGTAATAATCTAACAGCAACTAAAACATTTTATCCAGCCATTTTTACAGGTCTTGATGCTGATGCGATATGCTATGATGATTTTATAGAGGATCCAAATATTCCTATTAATAAGAATCAAGCATACTTTATTGATATGGTATATGACACAACTCTTGGAATCAAAGGCGTGATTTATAATAAAATCATTACACGAGTTTACAATCGTATGGCATATGATCCAAGGTTTGGTAGAGAATGGCTCACTGAATATTTAGCTAAACATATGGACTACTATCTAGAAATTGCAGAGAAAGAAGCTAAAATTCAAGATGACTTTTTTGCACAATATGGGTTTTATGTTTGGGGAAAGTGTGATGTAATAGGAAATAAGATAAACAATTATGAAGCGGTCATTGATCAGTATATAGATCCTACTTTAGGAATAAAGTAAATATGTTTTACACCGATAAATGGACCTTTATTCATATACCCAAAACAGCCGGAAGTAATATACTGTCGCGATGTACAAAGCAGTGTGGCAATCGGCTTACTGTACCCTGGGACGCATCCACACGGCTTTGCCGTCACAACCCAGTATGGTGGTGGACTGAGCACGCACCTATGGCTACTGGACAAGTACTAAGTGTGGTTAGAAACCCGTACTCAAGATCTGTCAGTCTGTGGAAAGATATTATGAAAGAAGGTGGCCGCGACGTTAGCTTACTGGATTTTTATACGCATAGACCAGCAGATCTTTTTATGCACTGGTTAGGCAACAATTCGAACCTAGAAAAACAAATACGTTACAACAGAAAAAGCATCGCGTGGGATATGCACAGCACTCAAAAAAGCTTTGTTAACCCGGAAACAACAGTATTTCGTTACGAGAGTGAGTTACCTTTACTAGAGTCTAAGCTTGGCGTTAGGTTTACAGATACTCGAATTAACACAGGCAATTATAAAATGGACTATAGATATTATTACAGCGATGAGTCTCAAGAGGCTGTGTACAATCTTTTTAAAGAGGACTTTATAGAGTATGGCTACAATATTAATCTATAGCTTCATCTGGTGGTTATTTTTATCATCTGCTGTGATTTCTGCAGGTTACCACCGATACTTTTCACATAGATCCTTTAAGGCTCCCGTGTGGTATGAATATCTAGTACTTATATTAGGGCCTTTGTCTGGCTCTGGTTCTGCCCTTGGTTGGGTCGGCGTTCATAGAATGCACCATAACCACTCAGATACAGAAAAAGATCCACACTCGCCAAAATATCAGCCGATGTGGAGAGTGCTTACCTCTACGTTTAAAGTACCCGCAATTCGACCGCGTCATATCACTGATCTACTTAAAAACAAACGAGTTTTATGGTTCCATAGACACCATAAAAAAATTAGACTTTTAACTCTTTTTGGGGGGTTACTTTTACCCTTTGAATGGTATATAATACTTATTATATCGCCGATGATTTATGGCTATTTAGGGTACGGACTGCTTAACACGCTGTGTCACAGACACGAGCATGTTTCAAATTCCTGGATAGCAAACATACTTACAGGTGGTGAAGGTTGGCATGCGAATCATCATGATCAACCTAGAGACTGGCGTATTGGAAAGAAATGGTGGGAATGGGATCCGGCAGCTTGGTTTATTCGATTGATCCAAAAATAGTAACACTTCAAGACTACGGACACGGTAATTTCTTAAAAGAGATCGCCCGACTGCGTGAAGAGTCTTACGTTTACGATAAGAAGAATGCCAATTGGTTTAACCATTTGCCTAGCACGTACAATAGCGACAAATATCTGGATTGGTTTTTTCTGTATGATAACACCAGACCGGTTGCCTTCGCTACTATACAACGGTACTACGATGGCTGCTACAGGGTCTGTACAAGAACCTATATATACAGAGAATACAGACGATTCGTCCATCCTAAAAACGATCAGGTGTTTAGCCCATCGCAGCATTTGTGCCTTGCTCAATTGGATTACTTAAAAACATGGGACACAGTGTTTGTCTCTATGCAAGGTTTAAATAGAAGAAACAGCATACATAGATTTAAGGAAAAAATAGAGCGCCGTACAGGACTACCATGGCACGTACCAGAAGGTATGTACCAGACTTCTTCGCCAGCGTATGACCCAGATGCCTATCAGAATATTGTTTACAATGGACTTGTACCACACCTAAATAAAATGGATATTGAAACTTACAGGATTTTTCATGGATAAAAAATACCTAATTGAGACCACACGCCGACAGCGGGTCAGAGGCACAGGTCCTAAACGTCACGAGTTAAAGTTTTTTAAAAAGTTAGGCGTTGTACCCACGGAAGTGGTAGATGAACTAAATGAAATTTTAGATGCAGAACCACAAAATGATATTGGTGGTGATGTGTACGGTATTAGTCAAGCTATTGATTATAAGCAAGTTTTTGATACTAGCGGATATCGCCAACTTTTGGTTCAAACTAAACCGCCAGGTGAGGTTGGTGTTGATGTAAATGAATATAATTACACTCACTGGACAAAAGATATAAAAGTTAAGAAATATCTCGAATCTTATTTTAGAAACATTTATCGATTTAGAATGAGTGAAATGAGTAATGCACATCAACTTAACTGGCACATTGATAGCTGCACAAGTTATATGTGCAGAGCTCAAATTTGTTTAAATGAGAATGACTCAGTATTTGAGTTTCGTGGGCGAGATGGCGTAATTCACAGTTTCCAAATGAAAGTGGGTGAGTTATGGTTCATTAATACTGGCTGGAACCATCGAGTTGTGACTGGAGAAATTCCTCGGAGAGTTGCAATATTTGGATATCACTTTAGTGATAGTCTTATCGGAGACACACTGTATGTCTAACTATGAAAAGATCCTGGGAAGATTTGCTAACACATCATTTCAAAACAATATCTCAGCTAAGTTCGCGGAAAGCTTTCGGCCCAATCAGCTTAAATCCAAGTCTTGGTTGGTATATGAGATTACCAAGTTTAAGACTGATTTTAAAAAAGTAGCAGTTTTAGGTAGCTGGAATTCTATTCTGCTGTATGAACTAATGACAAGTAAAGCAAAAGTGGAGTCTTGGGACTTCTATGACATAGACACTGACGTCCATCACGATCGTGATACTTACTTTAAGTCAAATGAAATGGTTATGAACTATAATAGCTTTGATGTAGATGCTACTACAATCTTTTCTAATACTACACTTGCATGTGAATACGATCTTATTATTAATCCTTCATGTGAACATATGATTGATATCCCTGCAGTGAAAGGTCCAATGTATGCTCTGACGTCTAACAACTATGAGGGCGTAGAAGGTCACATTAACACTATTGAACACGAGACCGACCTTGCAGTTAAGAATGGGGTAAATAATATTTTATATAAAGGATCTTTAAAGATGCCTAATTATATTCGATACTGTGTAGTGGGATATGCGAAATGAGCGATATGTTTGATTTCGGATTCACTGCAGTCGATGAGAACGAGTTGGCGTCTGTACAAGAAGCTACTTCGGTAGCAAGAGAAGTTGAACAGGTAGCGAACACCACACAAGAGCGATTGGATAACTTATACAATGCTGTTATCCCTCTACTAAATAATTTAAAAAAGAATCCAGGAAAAGAATACATCTTGTGGCCAAACCGACTTACTAAGGTAGAGGAGTTTGAGTCGCAACTCCTTAAAATTTACAAAGGAGAGTAAAATGTTTTCAGCAATGGTTTTAGCTTGTGTATTAAGCTCAGATGGAAGTTTAAATCCCAATAACTGTCGGGGATTCGTTTCTCCTTATATTTGGGAAAATAATGATCACTGTATGCAAGCACTACAAGTTGGTATAGCCGAAGTTGATAATCAAGGTTGGGCAGTCATGGACTACCAATGTTTTAACTGGGAAACTAAAAAAGGTACTAGACTTTAATGGAACTTAAACGGTGGTTTAGTAGTCCGATAGGAATTGTTAACTTTGGTGAAATGTCAAGGGATTTAAATACTAAGCTTATAGAAACTATTGATGTCGAGATGGATCAAAAGGCTAATAGAGATCAAAGATCTTGGGCTAACAATTCTGCATCTACTGACAAAAATCTTTTATCACATAAACCCTTTCAGATGCTAAATCAGGTGATCTCGCTTTCACTTAAAAACGTTATGGTCGGATATGGATACAGAGAAGAAGCTGTAAAGTATATTACGATTGATTACTATTGGGCTAATAGAGCTACACAAGGTGGTTGGTCAAGACCGCATTACCACGGCTCAGGAAGTACTCTGTGGAGTGGGGTTTATTACCCGCATGGATACGAAGATACCGAACAGAATCTAGACGACTTCAATGAAGATGATTGGATTTTTGGCGGCGGAAGATTACCTGACGATCCAGGCGGTTTTCTATGTCTTCAGGATACGTCTTTTACTACTAAGGGGTTAATTACACCTGGTGATAAAGATATTTTTAAAGCTAATAGTGATTTCAGTACACGTAAATGGGTAAAACCGCGACAAGGTTTATTAGTCCTATTTCCCTGTTGGCAAGATCATTTCGTAGAGCCGGTGAGTAAAGATGAAACCCGGTATAGCATTTCATTTGGCGCACGACTTAGTGATGCTTATTGGAATAAGTAATTTAAGGAGGAAATAATATGAGTATGTGTGGAGAAGTAGAAAATTTACGGCATGAGATCGAAAAAAAAGAAACTGAGTTAAAGTCTCTGAGACAACGTCTGAAAGACCTAGAGAAAATTATAGATGATGATCGGCAGCCTAAGTTCGATATGCACATTGATCCGGCTAAACGCAACTGGGAGTACGATGGCGATGGCCGAAAAATACCAAAGGAATAAAGAGATCAAAGAGTTAATTGATAAGTGCGAAGTACCAATCGGATATCAACAACAAGAGCGTTACCACCAATACATCTTACGGATGCTTAGAGAAGAGCGTGAAAATAATTCAAAATAAATGAAATTAAACGTGTACATTTGATTTGAAATAATGTAGTATGGTTATATCAAATAGGAGATATACCATGAACGGTTTTGATGTACAATCAGCAACAGAAGTTTCCAAGCAGTTTTCCAGCCTCGCACGCCGGGCAGAACGCTTTGGTTATTCACGTGTAGAGATCTTGGAAGAGCTTTTGTTTCTTTCTAATAACTATCAGAACGTAGCTAATCGTATTGATGCCGCAATGAGCAAGGAAATTGTGTAATGAGCTTCTTTATTTTTATCGGAATCGTTTTCCTTATTATCTGCGGTGTAACTGCTATCGTGGAGAACGTATAATGTCTAATTATGAAGTAACAGCATTCATCAGAAAAGATGGCGAATATAAGCTAATGGAATATGTTTGTGGTTTGTCTCACCGCCACGCCCGTGCGACCTTTCAACGTTGGTCCTCGAATACTAGTTATGCGATTATTAATATGAAAGCTATATAATTGTTTACGAACGAATTTGAATGGGATGCTACAGTAACCACTATCCTTGATGAGACTGCTGAGCACGAGGATGTACAAGTCTACATCGAGGATAGTGGCGTGTTCATCCGACAGTTTAACGAGAACTCCAACAAGCATGATCTTATCGTGATGACCCATAGAATGTTCTATGAATTTCTAGCAGCTATGCGTACAGCTGAAGGCACATATAAAACTTTTTTAAAATAAAATGAAAAAAAGTGAAATTAAACGTGTACATTCCCCTTAACTTGATTTAAGATGGTTATAGAAACAAAAACACGGAGACTTACATTATGAAAATCGCAACAACACAAGCTGATCGCATCGCTCTTATCAAAGAGATTGCAGAGCGCAAGAATAAAATGGCCAGCATCAAAGCCAAGTCCAAGATCGTTATGCGTAAGGCTTCTAAACCCGCTCGCACATTCATGGACACACCAGAAGATACTTCTAAGAACCCTAACTACTACACTGACTCTTCTAAGTACGCTCAGCAGTACTACGGCGAAACATTCCACGAAACAACACGCCACGATACAGACTGGGGCGACTACTAAATGTCTTATGGCGTTGATACGCCATTTGTTATGAATACATCTTTAGCATGGAGAACTACAATATGAAGAACTTGAATTCAGAAAAGGAACTGGAAGCTATGACACAAGAGACTTTGAGCACAAAGACTACAGCAGAATTGGAATTGCTTGGGCTGGCAGAATTGGAATTGCTTGAGAAAGATATTCGTAAACAAATTCGAACCAAGATGATTGAAGATCTACAGACTGGAACAAAGGTAGTGACATTCACAAAAGTGAATGGTGAACAGCGTGTGATGACATCCACATTGGATCAGAATCTTATTCCACAAGATAACCAAGAAAGTGTAGCAAAGTCGCCTAAACCGGTAAACGAAGAAGTGCTTCCTGTTTGGGATGTTAATGCTGAAGGTTGGCGTTCATTCCGTATCGATAGTGTAGTTTCATTTGAATAAACTAGTTAAAGTATAAATAGTTTAAACAATAAGGAGATCGCTATGTACATTGACCCTATGGTGCTTAACTGGATCCTTATCGGAGTTGCTTCTGGCTGCTCCGCTATGATCGGATATCATTTCGGTAAAAGATCTAATGAAGACACTATTGCCGACACTATCACATTCTTGGCAAAAGAGGGATTCGTCAAATCTTACGAGAATGAAGACGGTGAGCTAGAGCTCGTCAAATTAAATGACGATATTCCCAAATAAACTATATACTTCTCTAGCTATCTGTGATACAATGCAATTACATTATGGAGATTTAACATGGTAGCTCGTCAAAAGCCTACACGTAAAAAGGCATCATCACTTCCCCGCAAGGCCCGTACAGGGCTTGCGGCTGCTCCTACTAAAAACTTCCATGCATTCCGAGAATACTTTCGAGTGGATCTTGAGCGTAAAGAAGTTGCAGGAGTTCTTCGAGCATACATTCGCGATAACTATACAGGTGAAGAGCGTAAGCTACTTCTCTCTGGACCAGATCATGTGTATACGTCACACTATGGTCCAGCGGCCGGTATCCAGTGGAAAAATCTTGGCTATGACTGGCCAGAGAATTACCATGGAGTAAAAGCTGCAGATAGCTACATCGAGAATGTTCGATACTGGGCAGAAAAGAAAGCTGCAGAGAAATCTGAAGAAGTCAAGACTGCACAGGTTGTACGTTCTCCTATGGATATTGTTAAGGAGCGTACGTCTGACTTTATTGGTGAGGTCGAAGATGTACTGGATCTTTTCTATAATGGGACATACATTGACGTAGAAAACTACTCGGTGTATAACGAAATGGTTAAGGCTGATCTGAACTCTTTTTCTGCTGCTAATGTACTAAAGTACTACCAACCGGTTCTTGCAGAGATCAATGAACTAGTATCAGATAAGACCGAAGATCTAGTCGAAGCTTACAGTCACTGGACTATTCCCAAGCGTAAAAAGTACCTTAAGCTTGTACAATCAATAGTGCATGATGCAGAGCGCTATGTGCTATCGAAGAAAGCTACACGTAAACCTTCGAAGCCTAAAGTTAAAACCGCAGACAAGCAAGTCTCTAAGCTCATCTTTGCATCGGATTCTGCAGAGCACAAGATTACCTCTATCAATCCAACATCAATTGTCGGCGCAAATAGACTGTATACGTTTAACGTAAAATATCGTGTACTCACAGAGTATGTTACTGAGTCGCCAAAGGGCTTCGAGGTTCGTGGCAGTACAATCTATGGCATTGACCTCGAGCGCTCGCGAGCTGTACGTTTACGTAAGCCTGAAGAGCAGTTAAGCACGTTTCTTACTAAGACGCCAACTGCTATTAATAAGTTCTGGGCCATGCTCACCACCAAGACAATCACAGATGTGAAAGGTCGTATTAACAAGGATACAATACTATTGAGAGCACTAGATAAATGAACGATAAATTTCTAACTAAATCAGAATTCTCTAAACTTGTCGAAAAGGCAGTGCTTGAGAATAAACTTGGATATATGGATGCCGTACTAATGGTCTGTGACGACCACGGCATCGATCCAGAAGACGTGCGTAAGTTCGTTTCTGCGCCAATTCAAGAGAAGATCGAGGGTGAAGCTATGCGCTTGAATTTAATCCCACGTACCAACGAACTTTTCTTCGAATAATTGCATATATAACATGTACTCTGGTACAAATATATGTTAATATACTTCAGTTAATACAATGCAATACAAGGAAATATAATGTCTTTTGCAAATCTTAAACGTAACCGTAACTCCATCGATAAACTCGTAGCTGCAGCAGAAGCTACTGGAGGCGGTGAAAAATCCTCCTACAAAGACGAACGTATGTGGAAGCCAACCATTGATAAGATGGGTAATGGCTATGCAGTAATTCGTTTCCTACCAGCAACCGAAGATCAGGATCTCCCGTGGGTACGCTACTGGGATCATGGATTTAAGGGTCAGACGGGTAAATGGTACATCGAACGTTCTTTGACTTCAATCGGTCAGGATGATCCAGTAGGCGTGCTTAACAGCAAGCTTTGGAACATGAGTGACGATGATAAGTCTCCGACACGTAAACAAGCTCGAGATCAGAAGCGTCGTCTGCACCATGTAGCAAACGTACTTGTAGTATCTGATCCTGCCAATCCACAGAACGAAGGCAAGGTCTTCATGTATCAGTTTGGTAAGAAAATCTTCGATAAGATCATGGATGCTATGCAGCCACAGTACGCCGACGAGACTCCAATGAACCCATTCGATTTTTGGGAAGGCGCTGACTTTAAGATTAAAATTCGTAAAGTAGAAGGTTGGGTGAACTATGATAAAAGCGAGTTTAGCTCTGCATCTGAACTATCTTCAGATGAGGCGTACCTCGAAGGCATCTACAACACACTGCATCCTCTGAGCGAGTTTACAGATCCTAAGTTTTATAAGTCTTATGCTGATCTTGAGAAGAAGATGAATGACGTCCTTGCTCTTCAGTCTGAGATGCCTATGGCACAACAGTCTATGATGAATGCAGAATCACCTGCACCAGTCATGCGTGAGACACCACCACAGACTATTGAAGAGATGGCAACTGCATCTGACGATACTGAGGAAGAAGAGGATACCATGAGCTACTTTGCCAAGCTGGCAAACGGTTAATCTAGTCCAGCAATAGCTCCACCCACATCATGTGGGTTGGGCGTGCTCCCAGCATCTATTCGAGTATTAGAAACATTAGTAGACGCGTCGGTGGTTGTCACTGGCGCGTTTACTGTTGCAGCAGCTCGTTGTTCGTAAGTTGCCATTATCTGCTCAAGTCTTGCTAGCTCCTCCATCATTACCTGAACTTGGGGCTGACTAGCGTAATATTCGCTCGCTTGACTACGCAACTGTGGAGAGCCTCTTCCGCGCGTGAGTTCTTTAGATCTTTTTTCCCACTCTTCGAATGTTATGTCGCCAGCCATCTCCTGCCGATCTAATTCTCTTTGAGCGTTAGATGAAGCTTTACTATAATTAAATTCCCCGACCCCACTTGGACGCATTATCCCGGTTGAAACAATATAGTCAAATATTTCTTCTTTGTTTTTAAAGCCACCTAATAAAGACCCAGATTCTTGCTTGGCCGATAGCATCTTTTCATCTAATCCCAATGCTCTAAGCGCTTTTAAAGCTGACTCTGTGGCTAAATTTCCAGCCTTTGATCCCAGAGAAGATTCGCCAAACGATTCTTGGGCTACCTCTTCGTTGCTTTTGCCTGTAAACATTCGCAGGGCAGATTTGGCTGCATAGATCCCTAGATCGGCCATGCCTACAATACCTTCGGCAGCACCACCAGCGCCGCCTGATAACTTTTCTAAATTGGTAGCTACCTGCCCCATCTCGGCTGTTTCAACGACCTGTTTCTTCGCGCCTTGGACAGCATCGCTAGCAACTAGAAGAGCACCAAGCGGTGCAGCCGCAAGTTTACTAACTGCTTTAGCACCACGGCGCGCTACGACGAGGACCGGCTGTGGCCGCTTCAATGCTGCTAAGACCTCCTTGGGCGAGGCAAATGGCAGTTCGCCGCCAGGAGTTATTTTTCTGATGCTTATTCTACCGTCTTTGTGCTGGACTCTTTTGAATCCTGCGGTCTCAAGATCTGTATCCGAAAACTTAGATAACTCCGTCTGAGTAACGCTTTTAGAAGGGGCATCATCACCAAGTGCACTAGATGGGGCTGATGGTCTAGCCGTTTGACCAGCTCCTCGAGGATCATACTCAGCATCTACTGCTATATACTGCGCTCTTTCAAGAGCCAAACGACTAGCCTTAGTACTTCTAGCTTTTTTTACTTCTGCAGCAGCGATCTCAGCGTTTTTAGCTCTTAAAGCACGTTCGTCAGCGAGAACTTTATCGCTAGCTGCACGATTGGCTAATTTTTTCTTTAACTCTTTTTCTTCGTATAGCTTGTCAGCCTCACGCATTTTAGCACGGGCTTCTTCCATCTTCTGTTGTCTTTCAAACCGCTTTGCTTCTTTCTTAGCCGCCAGTTCTTTTCTGTGAGCTGCAGCAGATTCGGCTCTTAAGCTGCGTTCTTCCACTTTAAGCCTATCTGATTCCGCGCGTGCATTTAATCTTTCAGCTTTTTGCTTTTTCTTTAATTCATCAGCCTCAATTAAAGAAAGACCCCGTTGGGTTTTGGCGCGCTTCGACATGACGTCTGAAAGAGCCGTGGCTGCGCCGCCTAACAACTTTAATGCGCCTTTGGCAGTTGCCAGACCCGCACCGAGCAAAGTAAGGTCTTTTATCCCACTTAATATACCAGGAATATTACTTCCTTTAGATGCCTTAGAGGCAGAAGTAAAGGCGCCACCAGCAGCAGCGCCTTTACCCAATCCTTTTAAGAGTTTATTTCTTTCACGTTCCGCTTCTAGTCTATCGCCCCGACCGTTTTTTTCATTTTCAAGAAACTTTTTAAGATTCTTGTCCATGGACTGTAGAGATTTATTCCCAGTCTCTTGGTTCTCGATGATGATTTTATCATCTTCTTGAATTAGCCTTGCGACTTCCTGTAACGTGATAGCCATTATTGCATCTCTCTTATTTGTTGTTCTCGCGCCTTCATCTGATTAATTAATAAAGTAACGTATACTTCCCTTTCCCACGGCATCATACTATAAAGATCTGCTAGTGAATAACTATGATTTTCCATTAATTGAAAGTTTGTTTCAAAGTGATTCACTAGGTTTTCGTGAGAAAGGGCTATTCGAAAAAATCAGATAATCCTCTTAAAGTTGTTTGGTTTTTATGTTTACAGCCCTCACACTCGAACTCCACGCCTAATTTCATGCTAGGTGTATTAAGTACAAATTCCCTAAGCTTTTCAAATTGGCGTGACGTCATACTATTAACAAAGGCTTCTAATTCTTCTTTGGGCTCTTCGTTTACCTGCAGACGCTCATCTTGGGTAAGAACCGCCTCAATGCTGTTCATAATAATAGCGTAAAGCCTTGATATATCGTCTTTTGCTTCAGCAATTTCAGGCTGCGATAAAGAATCATTATACGAGAGATATTTCATCTCTAAAGAAATTCCCGGGCTAATCTCAATAATA